TATAATATAATTTTGTAGTTTGCAATCGCCCCGTAGAGCGACTGCATCTACAGTTTGATTATGAATTTAATCTTTTTTCTATATTAGAATAAATTTCCATTCCTTCGTCAGTTTTAAACCAAGCGGCTAAAGCTGAATACGGATGTTCATCAAATGGAACATTCATTAGTTTTCTATCGTTAGATCCCCACATAAACACTCTTTGATCAGAAGATAATTTTAATATTCCTATTTCAGTTGCTTTAATACCAAAATTTCTAAGTTGAACATTATCATCATTAACTAGTTCTAAGAACAATGATGGATTTCTTTTAGCATATAGTAGTAAATCACGTTTAAGCTCTTTAGAACTCATATTAGATACTCCTGAGCCAATCTCTACACGCATTATTGCTTCAGCCATATCAATATCCATATTTTTAGCTGCGTTTAATGCTTCTATTTCTAGTTCTAATAAATTTATATCATCAGCTGCTTTAGCTACTGGTTTCCACTCATAATATGAAACGTCTTTTTCCGGGTGATATAAAGAAAGAAGTTTTTGTAAAATTGTCTTTTCTCTAGTAACATGTAAAGCTCCATTTCTAAATATAATATGTGATAATCTTTGATCTCCTTTCATTTCATCAACAAATGGAGTTCTTTGGTTTTCACAATATTTTAATTCTCTTTCGTAACCAGCTTCTTCGTCAAACCAATATATATTAGCTGATCTAATCATTTTAGATAAAGGTTTTTTTCTTCCTTTTAAATAATAAACCCTATCTTTTATTTCCCACTTTGGTTTAACAGGTTCAACTTTTTTTGGTTTAGGTTGTTCTATTACAACCTCTTCTTTAATTTGAGGTTGTTCTACCTCAACTTTTGTTTCTTTTTTCTTTGCCATAATATAATATATAATAAAATTAATAAAAAAAATAAAGGGACTGGGAAATTAATCCCAGTCTCTTTAAAATATAAATGCTTAGTTCATTAACATGAAGTTATTAGCACCTTGAGTAATTAAACATCTTTCAGATAAGAAATGCATTTGCATAGCATCTAAAGCAGACGTAGCAGCACCAACTGAACCAGTAGTCCAAGTTTTTAGTCTTCTATTGTCAGTTTGAGAAGCTCTATATCTAACGTGTAAGAAAGGACGTTTCATATTCTTACCTAACATTTCGTCATAAACTGAAGAAACACCAGCTGGAATAATAACCCCTCTAATAGCAGCGCTAGTAGCTGCAGAGTTAATACCACCTCTTGTAGCTTTGTCATTTAAATATCTCATGTCTGATTTGTAGAAATCATAAGAACCTCTACGGAATCCAGAGAAACCTAAATTAAGTGCCATGTCTTCTGAGTTGTCAAATACTCCGTAAGAAGTACCACCAGCCCCATAAGAATTCATAGAAGCTAACATGTCATCTATTGCTAACGAAGTAGCTCTATTAACAAACATCATGTTTTCTTCAATAGCACCTTGATTATCAAACTCAGCTAGAATAGCATCAAATTCAGCTAAATCAGTAGCAGGATTAGAACCAGTAACACCTGATGTAACATTACCTCTATCAGTAATAGCATCAAATAAACCTTGTGTACCTACACCTGAGTCAGAAGAAGCACCTAAAGTTGTATCAACAACTGTTGAATTCGAACCTACAACGCTTTCAAGCATTGCCATTTCTAAATAATCAGTAAAACGTGCTCTTGTATCAGCTTCAGCTTTTAAATACCATAAGTAACCACCAGCACCTTCTTCAGTTGAAACTTCAACCCAACCAATTCTAGAAGCATCAGATCCAGAGATCTCGTAATAATCTTTTAATATAATTGGTTTATTAGTGAAAGACTTGAATTTAGGTTCATTAGCTGGAGTACGTGAATCAGCAGCAGTTCCATCACCATCAAGGTAAGATGTTCCTTTTGCGTATTCAGAACCTACAACTAATAAAGTAGATCCACCAACCGTTGTAGCGTGACCAGTTAAATCCGCTTTGTCATAAGGTTCAACTTGAATAGTCGCTGTATTAGCATCAACAACTAAACATTGCGTAACGATACCAGCACTTGCAATAAGTACAATATCATTTGTTCTAACACCGTGATTAGCTAAAGTAAAACCGTCATCAGCATCATTTCCATCAATATCAGTAGTTACAGCAAACGTTCCGTTTGTAGAACCTGCGGTTGCTACCGTACCTTTTACTGAAATGTGTAATCTTGATTGTTCAGACCATACGACTTGATCAGACGTCATAGCCTCTTCAGCTCCTACTTGTGATAAGAAACCTGAAATTGTTCTTTTTCCGAAAACTTCAGCTTCCTTCTCCATAAGATCTGGTAAATATTGTTGCGCCCAACCCTGTGTAGCTGTGGACGTAAAATCGATATAATTTGAAGATAATGTTTGCTTTTGTGGAGCAGCTACACTATTCAAATTAGTTCCTGCAGTAATTGCCATTTTGTAATAATTTTAAATTTGTTATTTATTTTTAATTTTAAACTTAAAATCAGAAGAATCATTACCTAACACTTTAAACTTTAAACCACCTGCTTCAATTTTCCCATGAGCTTGTCTTGGGTTCATATCTACATTTTTGGCTTTAGCTACACTATTTTTCATAGCATCAGCCTTTCCTTGTTCGTAAAAATGTTTTGCAATAGCATCAGCATTCATTGCTGTATATAAAGATTTGTGATAACCTTG